ATCACGATTTCTTGGTCGACTTGCCATTCGCACCATTACGACTACGGTTTTTGTGTTTTGATTCCATAACGAGCTTACCAGTCTTGGTATGGCTCATATCTTTACCATCACCATTTCCGTACGTACCGGCCTTGCGATTGGCTTTGTTCAACTTAGACCGATATTCCCTACGCTCAGGAGTGCTATGATACAGCGAATCATAAGCTGCCTTACGCTTCTTAGCATCTGGATTCTTATCGTAATACTTTTGAGTTTTTGACTTCATACAACAAATATAATAACAATTAAAATCAAATCAAATTGAAGGAAAATTAATCTTTAAACACGACAGATGGTATGTAGACAAAGTAGACGAAGACCTACTCATCCCACTATGTCAACCAGATGACGATTACATCAAGTCACTTGATGATGAGTACATTGTAAAAATGGTAAACGGAAGAATCGTAAACTTTGAAATAGTTACCGAGTTCAGCCATCCCGAACTGTTTACCGGCACTGCCTGGGGAGAAGGAGAGATACAGGCGCAACTAGTAAACAACCAAAGGATAGAAACATGGGACGACATCTACATGAAGCACAGACACATGGCAGATGGAGACTTCATAGACTACCTTTACAGAAACTACTACCCACCTAGAACAAAAATGCCATTTTAATTTGGTGGATTAAACTAAATGTAGTATATTGCGTAACAATTTAATAAAGCTATATGAATAATGTAGTTTCCATTTTCGTAGGGTTTTTTTCTTGCTGTTATCTTTGGGCGTTATACCTGGAGATAAAGGACAACTACGAAGAAAAGAAAAGTAAAAGGATTTATTAAAATATTAAACTCTAAACAAATGACACTCTTAACAGTTATTATCTTGCTATTCTTTGCAGCGTACTGCCTTACAATACATTTACTTATCCGGCACTTTATGTCTGGAGAAGATATAGAAACAGAACAACAACCTATTGACAATTTATCCCACTACTAATGACTAAGCAACAGTACTTTCAACTCAAGCAGGCAGACCCGATGGGCGTAGTTTACGAATACTACAAAGAGAGATACGATAAGTTCAAACATAAACCATTCCTTACGAGGAAAGAGTTTGATACATTCGCTCCAATGTGTATCGACGTAAACCAAGTCTATACTAAGGTATGTCAGCACTACGACAGCGAACTTAACTGCGTAGAACTGAGAGATAAAAAAGGAAACCCAATTATGATATATTAAAAACTAAAGCCATGAACATTTACAGAATTAAAACAACATCGTACGAAGAAGAAGATTTCTATCTATTGACAAACCTTTCTGAAAGTCAGATAGAAAAAGCAATAACTCCTATAGTGCAGGCAGAAAGAAATAATCCTGATGCAGAAGAATGCTTTTACGACAATGATATGCTAGTAGAGGCAATCAAGGAGAAATACCCATCAGCAACCGTTAAGATGTACCAAGAATTTGATACTATAACTATTTAAACCAAATAACATGACAGAAAACAGCATCTATCTAACAGACCTAATCACCAATCTATCTAAGCCAATGCCTTACCAATGGCGCGTGCAATCATTCAACAAGGGCAATACCAAATGCACCTGCGTAGCCTATATAGATGCCCGTCAGGCGATGGATACCCTAGATAAGTACTGCTCCTACGGATGGACTAAAAAGTACTACGACATCAAGGGAAGCATCTACTGTTCGATAGGTATAGTAATGCCGGACGGTACTATTATTGAACGCCAGGATGTAGGCTCAGAAGGTAACTTTGAGGCTGAGAAGTCAGCAGCATCCGACGCTTTCAAACGTGCAGCTGTTAACTTCGGAGTTGGTAGGTTTCTGTACGACCTAGACATCGTAGACCTTAACGCAGGCAGCAAGGAGTTCAACGGTAAGCAGTATCCATATCCGGCAGACGATAAGGGTAATAAGATATGGGACTTAACACAGTACATTAATGACCTACATGGAGTAGTCAACGGAGTACATCCATTGCAAGAGGCACTACAAAAGCTGGCAGTAATGAAGGATAAAGCAGCAGCAATCGAATGGGCCAAGACGCTACCCGATAAGATAAAGACTCATGCGTCTTTCCGTCAGGCATTCGCTAAACAATTTTGATTATCTTTGCAGACTGCCGCTTATAATTATTTGAAACTGTTAGTAAGTTAATGATTATTAAAGGGGGCGGCAGTATAATGGCCGGGAGTTTAATTCCCGGCTTATTTTAGTACATATAGTACGAATACAACCCAAAATCTAAACTAAATGATATACTTTATACTATTTGGAATTGTAGCAATCATCAGCTACTTATGGGTGAATGCAATTGCTGAAATGAAAAAAGAGCATCCGGACTACAAGGGTGACGACTTTTTAAACTGGTAAATCTAAACTAAATGGACTATATAATCAACAACGAAGACAAATCAATAGAGCATAACGGAGCAAAAGTATTACTTCCAAGGAAGGAGTTCATGCTGTTCAAATACCTTAAAAGTAATCCTAACAGAATAATAAGCAGAGATGAGCTGCTTGAAAATATATGGGAGAATGGAGTGGTAGTTTTGTCAAGGACAATAGATGTACACATGAGAAGGATTAGAAAGAGACTACCTGGCGCACCCATAGTAACAAGAAGATGCTACGGTTATATGTATAAAAAATAATAAAACATCGGAAAATATCCGGTAAAACGATTTTTATTCACCATTTAAACAAAACAAACATGAAAAGAGTATCAATTTATCTGTACAACGACAGATTGCCTTATCTTAAAAACGTTATTGAGCAACTATCTTGCGATGACATTTTTAAAATAGTATCAGTTGAAGAGCACTCAAAAGATATGTCATTAGTTACATTTGAATATTCGCACGACAAAGAGTCTAGTATTTGCCTGCTATTCTTTGCAGCAGGATTCAACATGGGGCTAGATAAAGGATTCGATATATGCGTCCCAAAGCAAAAAGCCATAGACAACATTTAACCATTAAACCCATATACCATGACAATTACAAACGAGTACTTACAGGAACGCCCACTGTCGTTCAGCTCACTGAAACAGTTTATCAAATCTCCTCAACACTACATCCAGTATCTGACGCAGGACAAAAAACCCACCGAGTCTATGATGCTAGGCTCTGTCATCCACAATCTTATACTTGAGCCGGACAACTTCGACTCTAAGTTTATCATCGAGCCGGACATCAACAAGCGTACCAATCAAGGAAAGGAAGACTACCAAAAGTTCCTCGATTCAGTAGCAGAAAAGAACCTGCAAGTTGTAGAGCCTAAGACTTTCATCAAGGCTAAGGAGATTGTAACGCAACTCATGTACAGCCCAACGTACAACTATATCAAACAAATGACCGATAAAGAGGTTAGATTTGATAAGCAGTACAGTGGTATTCCTATCTGCGGATACATAGATGGCATGAACGATGAGTACAACTTCGAGATTAAGACTACCTCTTCATCTGACCCAGATGACATCAGGCGCGATTTCTATAATCTAAAGTATCATCTTCAGGCGGCAATGTATCAGTATTACAATGGCAAGAAGATGATTTATATCGTAGTAGAAACAACAGCACCATACCTTAGCAGAGCATTCGTAGCATCCGATAGCTATATGAAAGAAGGGTATAAGCTGTTCGAGAAAGCTATGACTGATTTCTCGTATTGCCTAAGCATGGACCAGTTCGATATGGGATACGAGTTCTATGGCGGCTCAGACATCGCAGTACTTGACCTCCCTTCATGGGCTAAAAAGACAGACGATGTGGTTGCTTAAAGCAAAGGCATACTATCTGTTCGGGATAAAGATGTCTATCAATAGCTTCATAGGTAGCTCAATGATACTGTTCTTTGTAGTACTATTCATACTAGTAAACATAACAGAAGAGACATCGCGATTAATAAACTACTTAAAAAACAAATGATGGAGATAATTAAAATAGCATCCATATATAAGGTAGGAATATTTGCGCTGTCATTATACGTGCTGTCCTTTGCTATAGTATCTATCGGCAACTTGATTACTTACATTAAAAACAAATACTAATGAACAGAATAGATGACCTGGTAATGGTTCCTATCATGTGGCTTCCAAATAAAGTACTAAGGCTACTGAAAAAAGAAGACGTCAGAAGCGACAAGATGATAGACTTCTTTACAGACGAACTTTCTGGCGACGGAGACATATACTACATTGACACAGCAGGGAGACTTATAATAGAGCGCATCAAGATGTCTGTAATGGAAGATGCAGTACTTACAGGAGTTTCTAGTACCGCTTTGGTATGCGACATAAAGCATAATCATGTTATGTTTCCTAGTCTTGAAAAAGTATATTGTGAAATTCGTGGGAAAAGATGTACCTTAGAGCTGTCGTTTGACGACGGACTATTATCTCAGGTAAATTCAATTATTGTATGACACCCATAGGAGTGCTTATCGAATCTACTCTCAAAGAGTTATCCGAAAGAACAGGTATAAAATGGACAGCCCAACTAACATCAAAGGGATTTATTGTATACCGTAAACAAACAGACGAGGATTATATAGCCGCTGAATATAACAAATGGCGAGATGCCTGCTGTGCAATATTCAACATAGGCTACGAAACCCTTGACAACGACATACGCAACGGTAAGAACGTAAGCCCAAGACATTGGTGCTGGTACATGATGACATCAATCTCTGGGGTAAACATTGACAGCATCGTTAAGCTTCTAAACGGGCAGAAGAACAGAACATCCGTTCTTCATGCAATAAGAAAAATACACAACTTCCTGTATCGCAAAACTCCAGACAGGAAGTCGATAGATGTGTACGGTAAACTAGTGGAGTATTATCAATCTTTAAAATAAAAAACAATGGCAGATTTCGTAAAAGGAATGTTCCCAAAGCAAGGAAAGTACGGAGTAAAAGTATCTTTCAAAGCAGCAGAATTTATTGAAGAATTAAATTCTAAGAAAAACAAAGATGGTTTTGTTAATGTAGAAATCAAAACTTCTAAATCAGGCGACAAACTATACGCCCAGTTCGATACATGGGAACCAACAGCAAAAAGCTCTGCTCCTGCACAAGCGACTCCTCAGCCAGCTAAGGCTAAAGGGAACGTGTACACAGAGGATGATGGGCTTCCGTTCTAATCTGTTCTACTGAAACGTAAGATAGCTGCCCCTCGTAATCGGGGGGCATTTCTATCAGCATGAATTTTTCCAAAAAAACCATTCACTATCACGATGCCAAACGTAACACTATTCAAAACAATAACCGACACCACAAGGCCCGTACTACAGCCGGTGGACAAGGTTCTTGAGTATATTAGGGACGGAAGGTGGAAGGATAAGATAGAGCGCATCAGGAACTCACATGACGAAGATGAAGTAAGCAGCCTAAAAGCTGAGTTGCCATGTATCCTTTATGCCGGAGAGTTTACTATAGAGGTAGAGAATGATAAAGGACAGCCTACCTACCGAAAAGATGAATGCCTATCAAAACACAGCCATCTAGTCCCGATAGATATTGACGATGTAGATAATATTGATGACGTAATAGATTCCATGAAGAGAGACCAATTTGTCCATGCTATATGGAAATCACCATCTGGTAAAGGGTGTCATGGACTGATTAAAATAGGAGATGGAAAGAGCCACAGAAGACACTATAACTCAATCATCAAACGCTACAAGATTCTTGATACAACTGCTCGTAATGAGTCTAGGATTCTGTTCGTATCATACGACCCTGAGCTATACTACAACAAACACAGCAGCGTATTTTATGATGTTGAAGATGACCAGGAGGTTACATCTACTGGAGAGCTGTCAATCAATGGCTCCGGAACTACAGATTATAAAAAGATAGATGTAGCTGCTAAGATGGTTCGTCTTGCTCCTGATGGAGAAAAGCATAATGTATTATTAAAAGCTTCTGTACTTCTTGGCGGTTACATTGCTGCCGGAAAGGTAGAAAGAGAAGTAGCTGAGAGCATCCTATACCACGAGATATGCAAGAGGGATATTAAAGACGCTGCATCAGCTAAAGGCACTATAGGAGATGGTATCACTTATGGCATGCTAGCACCCATTCATCAAACAGAGCAAGCATTCTCGGAAGCTTTGGATATTATCAAGTCTGTTGAGGATGAGCTTAGTTTCCTTAGCAGCTCTGATGACGATGAGCTGTATATCCGTAAGTTCCGCCAGGGACTTATAGAGACAGGAAAGGGATTCGGATACCATAAGCTAGACGAGTACTTAGTGCTCAAGGAAGGGGAGTTTTACGGCTTTGTAGCCCACTCTAATGTAGGTAAGACGACTGTTATACTTTGGCTTATCCTTGTATCTGCTGTTAATTACGACTGGAACTGGATGATATATACGGGAGAGAATAACCCGGCAAATGTCAAGATGCGCTTGATAGAATACCTTACCGGCAGAAAGATAAAGGAAGTGCCTGAGCATTGGCTCAAATACGCTATGCGTTTCATCAATGACCACTTCTACTTTATCTCTAACGATAAGACCTACGACTATATGGAGCTGCTTGGCTTTGCTGAATCGCTGTCTAGACACAAGTCTTTAAAGGGTATCTTTATTGACCCTTACAACTCACTGAAGTCTAATGTAACAGCATCCAAAAGCAAATACCAGTATGACTACGAAGCATATAGTGATATGCTGTCATTTACTAACAGAACAAAGATTACGCTATTCCTAAGTGCCCATACCAATACGGAGGCGCAGAGGCTGTTAGATAATGATGGCAATCAGAAGATGCCTCATGCTACGATGGTAGAGGGTGGTGTTGCCTTGTATAATAAGTGCCACAACTTTGTCGTATTCCACCGCAAGATTAAAGACCCTAACGAGTGGATGTACACGCAGATAAGCGTTGATAAGGTACGGAACAAAGACACAGGTGGACAGCCAACACCAAAGGCAGAGCCGGTACTACTCAGGATGCAGGGAGGAGTAGAGTTTTTAGAGGATGGAAGGCTTCCATTTGACAGAGACTTCCTGCCTACTTATGAATCTTAAAATAAAATAATAAAGCAATGAAAAGAACAAAAATTACAAGATACACTTGCGGAAATAGCGAAGTAATGTTTGAAAACAATAGAACCGGAGCTTGGGTAGAGCATTCTGAACATGTAAGCATAATGATGCATACGGCTATTGAGTTTGCCAAGTGGATGCGACAAGAAGACACTCCAATAAATGCCGCAAAATATGTAGGATTTACCGACAAGGATATGTATAATTTATTTTTAAAAATTAATAAATGAAGAAGAAAGAAAAAACTAAAATTTCGATTTTAATATCTTATGTTGACGGTATTCAGTCGCATTTTGACCCAGTTATGGGAGACTTTACAACTAAAAACTATACCGATTTTTTGGTTTATGCAACATCTTTAACAGATATGTATAAAAGAATGAAGTTAGAAAAAGGAATTTCAAAGTCACAGATAATAGTAAAAACGCTACTATAACGATTATTTTTAATTAAAACAATGGATGAGTTATGACGAAGAATGAATTTGTAAAAGAGTTGAAGGCTTATTTCCACGAGTGGGACTGGAGGCCGTTTGATGAGAATAAGGTAATCAGTATGCTAGAAAAGTTCCAGGATAAAGTAGAACCCATATACATTCTAAAGAAAGTGTACCTGGAAGCTAAGCCTATTGTTAACTTAAAAGAGAACCAAACAGTTATAGATGCTGTTGCTGATGAGATATGCAGGGAACATGGCATAACCATAAAGGAGCTGAAAGCTGACAGCCCTCTTAGCTGCTATAAAGATGGCAAGAAAGGGTCTATGAAATATGTCGCAGCAAGAAGGGATATGTGCAGAAGAGTATTTTCGACAGATGACACCATAACAAAAACAGAACTAAAGGAATGGTTTGGCTACAAATGCCACTCCTCTATTATTCACTTATTAAACAAATACTAAAATGAACACAGAACAAAAACTAAAAGATGTAATCGAAATGAGTATTGCTCAAACAAAAGAAAGAGCAGATACAACAAAAGTTCTTTTTGATGAATTATTGTCGTACATTACACTATCTTTGCAAGAAGCTTACAACACAGGATATAAAGACGGTTACGACTGCTCTAAATTAGATAACGGTAGATAAAACAGGTAAATATGTACAAATTTGAAAATGAAGCTTATAATAAAAAGCTACAAGAATGTATTGCGGAATACGAGGTGTACCGCAAGATGATGCTGGAACAAGTAGACTTCTCAAACCCTCAATCCCTCATCCAAAGATTACAGACGCTTACATCCCATAACGCATGGGTGGGTAGACTAAAAGCATCTTTCGACTTCTTAGTTGACAAGGCTACAGCATCTGAGATGCGTAAGATAGACCACGATTCAATGCCGGCAAAGAAGTACGATGCTATGGTGCGTGATGGCGTAGGGCTTGTAATAGTATTCCCTAAAGCTCTTGAGATTATGATTAAGGAATCTCACTACGCTATGGATGCTATACGTAGTGCGCTGTCTTATTCTAAAAAGGAAATGGAAAATTTAAACTATTAATCATGACAAAGAAAACAAGGAAAGACCCAAGAAACAGACTAGGCTCAGGTAAGCAAAAGTCTGTAGTTATAGTATCGGTAAGACTTTCATACGACGAATATCAAAGTATTGTATCTTTATGCAAGGACAATGACGTTACGATGTCTAACTACATAAGAAAGAATATAATTCCAGATGGAAACTAAATCAATACCTGATAATGTGTTATCTGTTTATGTAATACAGGTTATGCAAGATATATACAGCGTAACTATTATAATAGACAAGCCTGTTATTGTAAATAACGATACACAAACAAACTGGTACATAAGAGATTTCTGTAACCATATAACCGGCATGATGTACGACGCTAGGACATCTCCATTACTTGCAGAAAAGATACGAAATGCAATTATAAAAAGAGATAAGTTTGACGCTGAGTACATATACTACAAAACTCTAGCAAAATATGAAATATAGAAGTGACTTTGACCTTGACCTGTCAACTGGACAAGAAGGAGAAGTTATGGTACACGATATGCTGCAACTATCCACAATCGAAGTAAAGACAGATTTCTTAGCAGATAAGACAGGAAACATAGCTGTTGAGTATGAATCATGGGGTAAGCCATCAGGCATAGCCACTACATCAGCAAGGCATTGGGTGTTTGTTATTCCCAATAAAATAGCCATTTTTGTTGAAACTACTCGACTAAAAGAGATTGCAAGGAAGTTCTATCAGGAAGGTAAGGTGACTAAAGGTGGAGACCTGGACAAATCTAAGATGGTGCTTATACCTATAACAGAACTTATTCACGGATAAAAAATAAATTATGACACAACAAACAGCTGTTGAATTTATTGAAAATCTTATGATTAATGGAAAAATAAGATTAACTCAAGAGCAGCATAGTCTATGTAAAGAGATAACAGACTTAGCTAAAAAAATGGAGAAGCAGCAAATAATAGAAGCCTTCTATGAAGGTATGGATTACTATATGGATTACAATAAGGATGCTGGCAAGTACTACGATAAAACATACGGCTAATGACTGAAGCATTACTGTACATCAAATGTAGCGACGTTCCTACCAGTATGACGATGGGTAAACGTAAGCATTACCTTACAAGTAATCTGTTCTATGGTGGTGTACACTGGATGGTAAGGAAGAAAGTTGTAGAGATGTGTAAACTATATCTTCTTAGTGAGATTAAAGAGCCTCTTAAACAGGTAAATCCAACTAAGCTCCCCATTAAGATAGAGATAGTTTACCACTCTGCAAGACATACCTTCGACCTGGATAACAAGTCCTCATTCTGGCTAAAGGTTCTGCTCGATATGATAAAAGAAAAGAATGTAGTACCAGATGATAATGTAAAATTTATATCTTCGATTTGCTCAAAGTATTATCCATTAGGTAAAAAAGAAAATGATATTTTAGAGATATTCCTGTACGCAGGAGAATAAGTGTTCATGGCAAGCAATCATAGGTTTTACCCCCGACATTTCTATGTTGGGGTTTTATTTTATATCCCTAAAAACTTGCTGAAAGTACGGAACTTAGCTGCGCGGTCAGATAATCCATTTGTTCCCCCGTTGATTCGCTTTGTGATTTCTACAAGTGTATCGTAGTAGTTTCTGCTATCTGTCATCTTCCAAAGGTTATTCCTTTCAAAAAACCAAAAGGCGCTATGCATTGGATATTTGGTAGCTACCAGGTCTGGATTGTTAAGTAAGTCCTCTCCTACATACGTACCAAATATAGCGTAGTTAGTCCTCCCTGTAAGCTGTAAATAACCTCTACCTCTATACTTCCAACCATCCCCACTCTGCTCATTACCATTCCCCATCCTATTAGCGTAAACCCTGTTGGCTATCTGCTCCGGTTTGCGAGCATACTGATTAGCCGTAGGTACATCCTTAAAATACTTCTTGAATACTTTTAACAGCCCACTGACGCTGTAGTTTAGATTCTCTCTGATGGCTGTAAAGTTAGCAGACTCATGCGCCACTTGACAAAGGAACTGGGCAAGCATAACATTATTTTTAGGGCCTCCGTATCTTTTTACGCAAGCCTCAAGGTCGTCATAAACCTTTAACGGAATCTTCTCTCTAAGTTTGCTGATGTCCATCTTTATCGGTAGTATCGTTAGTTACAATATTATAACCTTTTATATATTTAAGCAACTTTTTTTGTGCAGCAAGTATAACCTTGTACGCATTCCCCTTTACCACATTCATCTCCACTAACTCGTCGTCATAAGTCCTAAACTCCGGCTCACAAATTTCGGCAATTGTAGCTAACAACATACACTGCGTTTCAATAATTTGCAGCAGCTCATTATCTGTCTCAGAATAAAACTCTTGCAATTCTTTTTCTTCTGTCATAACTATCTTGGATTACTTGAAAGAATGGGTCTCCTTTGTTTTATAGTAAGGTCAGATGCTCGCTTCCTTCCAGTAGCCCCACAATTACAACACCTGAACTGCATATAAGCATTTACTGTCGTATAGTATTTTTTGCCCTGCTCTTCTAGCTTATCACTTCCGCAAGTCGGACACCTGTGCGTATTCTCATCAAGTATAAACAGCGATGTGTTCGGATGAGGTTTAATCCAAGGGCGAAGCATAAGGTACGTCTCCTCAAGAATCTTTACGTCATTGATGTTGTAGTCGAGCATCTTTTTTAGGGATTCACTATCACCAATATAGCATTTTGTCCATAGCGAAAATCCCTCGTGCTGCGTCTTTCTAGGCAGCCCTAACATACGGTTCACAAACTCTAGCTTATTTGACGTAAATGAGAAGTTCCTCTTAATATGTTTAAGGGTATCTATGGATTGGTACGGTAGCGGAGGATTCATCCCATTTAACAGAAACCTTGTATTCAGCTTAGGTATATCGAACTTATCTCCATTATGGGCTATTACTATATCTGCCTCATTTAGCAACTCCCATATACCTTCCATAATGCGCTTGTCGTCTTGTTCTACGGCCTCTTTTGGTGTAAGACATCCTGAGTATACCTTATCCTCAAACAGCCATTTAGCGGCCCATGTAAGCACAAACCAATCGCTTTGTATTTGGTCAATGGATACATTCTGATTCCATATCCCCCATACCCATCCGCGGATAGGCGCTGTTTCAATATCTATGATTAGTATTTTAGCGCCCGTTTCAATAACTTCAAACTTGGGACTATTCCTAGTATCGTATGTTTTAGGGGTTTCAAATCCTTTTATAGTAAGTCTTTCTCTGTTTTGTTCGCCTGAATGACCTCTACGGTATCTTACCATATTTCTAACCTGCTCTACAGACTTAAACTTATCCTTGTTTTCCTCGTATATCTTTCTTGCTAAGGTATAGTCTTTCAGGTTTTTGTGATGCTTACAATACTCGGTTACTATGTCGGAAAATTGGTTTATCATTCGATTATCTTGTCAAGGTTAATATTGTAGTCTCTAGCTTGCCCCCAAAGATACTCCCAAACTTTATCTATGGTATCGCTATCTGGAAAGTTCTTTCTACCATTTAGAAGCACCTCATGTAGCATACAAGCCATATCTAGCGACGCTTGATAACGAGCCAAATCCATCCTGTCATCAAAATCATCTAAATCGAATGTAATAGTAGCTGTTGCCATGTGTAGCCGGTTATTAAAGCAATTATTAAATATACGACTTTTGTCATCCAAAAGCTATATTTATATAAAAATTTATCTATTTTACTATTAGTTGTCTTAGATTTATAATCTACAGGTAAAAACCTGAGAATATTAAGGGTTATGTCGTAAAACATACCCCTGCAACAGGCGTAATACAAGGCATAAATAACTACATGATGAGGCCATACTTCATCGTAATAATCTAAAGATACAGCTAAACAAACACCAAATAATATAACCCCTATAGTGTAAGTCCATAGTTTGTTTACATTAGTAGCACCAAATGACAACAAGATTCTACCAAACTCAATAGCAGCTGCTACAAGGGCCGCTGCTATAGGTGCTAACAAACTAATCATTTTTATCTATTTATCTGTTATGATAAACCAAACGTCGTGATGCTCAGGCCATAATAGTGCCCAGAAAAATATACTACCAAATACAAACCAAACGATTGCGAACTGGAACCATCCCGTCTTAACATATGGAATGTTTACATCTGATTTAACGTATCTAAACCCACCCCTGTAATTTAATGGCTCTTTCACCCAGCTTCCTGATTTAGACGCTATATAGGCAAGAATTAAAAACGCGACAATAGGCAGATAGCAAAAAGCTAAAGCCACGAACATATCGTAACTTTCTTCAATTGGAGCTAATTTATACATATTAGAATAATTTAAAAAGTAAAGCTATCTGTTTGCGGAAAATCCAAATCAAAAGCAGTATTACTATCCAAAATAACCAATCCCTTTGGCCTTTATATTTGTCGCATTTATTATTCAGTTTAGCGACATTCTCAATCTCTTTATTAAGTTTCGCGCTCAGTAAACTTGACAATTTTTGGCAACTATCAAGGATTACTTGAGTCTTTGCTGTATTCTCCTGGGTCTTTACTATAATCTTTGTGTTCGTCTTTGCAGGAAGCTGCTTGATTACAGTCTTAATACTATCAATAACAACAGTATCACATCCTTCGTTTAATAAGCTGTCAATTTTTAGACTAAGCCTTGTGTATTCGTTTTCGTAAGCGCTGAGAAGATTATAATCAACAGTTAAAATAGTATCAATAGTTTCCTTAATTGGAAACCTTTCAGCGCATTCCTTTGCAGCAGATTCTGGAAGATTGTCCATAATCCGGTGCAACCTCTTTGGTGTACTGCATGATACTAAAAAGTATAGTACCGATAAATATAAATATTTCATATTAAAAGAAAGATAATACTACTCCGCTTAGTCCTCCGATGATTGTATACGCTGCATCTCTCCAATCGAACTTACCATAGTCTAACACATCCTTAAATTCCTTACCTAATGCAGCAGCCAAAACGGCACTTAATACCCAAAGCCAACAGTACTGAACATCTACTGCCTTAAACAGAATAAGGGCAAAGAAGCTAACCCATACCCCTGCCCAAAAGTGCATCTCTTTATCCTTCGGAGTCATTTTTTTTATCTGCTTTAGTGGCCCCAAAATAATATCCTATCACACCTGCTAAAGCACCTCCAAAGATGAAGCCTCCTGTTGTTAATACTAAATCGTGATTCTGCTCAGGTATTGGTCTTACTTGAAGCAGATACATAAGAATAAAACATCCTACGACAACTATTATTGCAATGCTGTTACGGATGTCTGTTTTCGTTAATCGTTTTAACCATTCCGGCATATTACTTCTTTTTAAATATATTCTTAATAAACTCAGATACTTTATCCCAGTGGGCTATGATTACACTTATTGAAGCAAGACAGCTAAGGATTACCGGTATGCTGTGGCTGCTGATTGCAGCTAATATGCTTCCTATCCACAGGCTAATGAGTTCAATCTTGTACGTCATCTCATGTATTATTTTCTACAAAGTAAATATAAATCTGTATATCTCCTAAATGATATTCATCAACACTTTGCCTATTTTATAGTATTACAAGATTCTATGGCCCTTTTATTGTGGTCTTTGTCTATTGTATTTAGCAACCAAGCGAGTTTCCTTCCTAGAAAACTAAGGGTATTTGTTTGTTCGTTTTTGCCTAACACGTGACTAATCGTTACATCTTCATTCCCGAACTTGTAACCGTTCTTTTTAATTAATGTTACATTGAAAAGATGCTCGCATACTACATTACCGAACTGGTCGATACTCTTTGCCATGCGGAACAAATACTTATCTATCCCCTTAAAAAGTGCGGTGATTATCTGAAAACTAAATCCTATTGGTAGCACTATTGCTGATAGAATTAAGGCTACTATCAGTAATATAAACCCTCTCATTTTTTAAATGCCTCCATAAGCTCCCCAAGAATCATAGGAGTGCAAAGGTTTTGCATCCTTACAGCTACAGGTGTAGTGCTTGAGGATAGTTCTGTAACGAATTGTGATGTGGTGAATAGGGCTGTTCCTACAGTTCCATTATCGTATGTAACACCATTTCTTACGTTTGCTGCTACAGGCATAACACAAGTACCTGTCAGACTATTCCCAGGACCATATACAGTGTTAAATCTTACATTGTTTTGTGCAGGTTGGTTAGGCACTGTATCTGCTGAATAGAGTGTTCTTGCCACACCACCACTTGTAAAGAATGCAGCTGATGTAGTGTTGTTCTTATCCAGCCAAACGATAGGAGCAAAGATTGCCATCTTACCGTTATTGTTCACCATGTTGCCATTTAGATACACCTGACCGTTTGCGTTTGTCATTCTTATTGCTTCTGATGATGAGGATGCTGTTGCAGTACCTGTCACATTTACAATATTAGCTGAAGATGATGCTATCCCAGCAAGAGTTCCTGCTGTTAGGTTCCCCGTTACATTATTTATAGGAGCTGAAGTTTCTATACCAACAGATGCTGTTCCACCTAATAAAGTACCATTTACTGTTAATGATGTTCCTGAAAATAAAACACCTTGATTAGTCCCTATTGATTGACCACCTGTTACATTACCTGTAATAGTAAGTGTTCCTGCTGATTGGTTTACTCCTCTATTAGAGCCACCTGTATTTAAACCTCCAACAATATTTCCTATTACTATTGTATTTCCATTTGATGATAATAGAGCTTGATTTATTGCTTGATTTGAGTTTCCACCATTCAAATTACCTGTTATTGTTATTAAACCAGAAGACGATTTTAATATACAAGTGGTAGATGAAGTATTCCCTGATAACCTTCCATTAAAATTTGTTCCTGATAAATTTAAGTTACAATTCCCTGAATAATTTATTAAAGTATCTCCATTAAAACTTCTTGGCTCAACATTCCCACCCAAACTAATCGTAACAGTTCCTGTTGTTGCTGTTACCTGAATAAGATTTGTAGCACCTGGTACTAATGGAGATGATGAAGTGACAGTTCCTGTAACCCCTGCTGTATTGAAGTTAAAACTACCACCTGCTGTAATACCAGTTCCTGCTGTACTTCTAAGCGTTAATACAGTAAAACTAACATCTACATTCACTGTAAATGTATTGCTATACACATCATCAGCAGCAGTAGGTAGAGCACCTGTATTCCATACAGTTACATCCGACCAGTTTCCATTCTTCGTAGCACGAACATCTGCCATTACGAGTTATTGTATTGTGAAATAATGTTTCCTGCTGTTACATCTGTCAGCGTGTTCTTGAGCCTTACAGCAAGAGGGTCAGAGCTTGCGTTAATACCACTTATTATGTCAGCACTTGTAAGCTCTCCTGTTCCCACTGTGTTGTCTGTAGGCACATCCTTTCTTGTGTTAGCAGCACTTACCGTTACCATTGTTCCTGTTAAAGATAGAGCAGGACCAAATGTTGTTCCAAACCTTACATCTGTTTGAGCAGGAAGGTTAGGTGTGCTATCTGCTGAATAAAGGAACTTGTAATTGCCACCTCCTGTATCCATTCTCCAAAGAGTTGTTGCTGTATTAGAGATGAATATGTTAGGACACCATATAGCCA